AAGTGCCATATATCAATCATATCGTAATGGAGCTTGTTGATATATGGCACTTTGGTATAAGTGACATGCTTATCAATTTTAAAGAAATAGATAAGACGGCTGCAATCATAAGTAAGTTATGCGATGTGCCCTATGAAGAGACTACTCAGAAACAGGACTTACCATTTTTGATAGAGGGTCTGGTAGAGGGAACTTTATTAAGTAGAAGTTTTAACGTGAGTAATTTTTTATCACTATGTAGGTGTTTAAATATAGATATCGATAAATTATATAATCTTTATATAGGAAAAAATATATTAAATATATTTAGACAAAAATATGGATATGATAAAGGGCATTATATTAAAATGTGGGATGGTAGGGAAGATAACGATTATCTTATTGAATTTACTAAGACTTTAGATATGAGTAGCTCATCCGACCAAAATATACTTATTACTCGCTTAACAGAAACATATGAGAAGATGATAAATAACTAAGGAGAAATTATGAAAAAAGAATTGCAAGATAAGATTATAAATGATTTTCCTAAACTATTTAAGTGTAGAGATACTCAATATGAATTTTATTTTGAAACGGAAAATGGATGGTATAATCTAATTTATACTGCATGTAAAGAACTACAAGAATGGAGTGATACAACTACAGCACAGATAACTATCCGACAAATAAAAGAAAAATTTGGGGCGATTAGAATCTACACCAATGTAGATAATGATAAAGACCTAGATATCGATACATCTGAAATAACTGCCATAGTAGATAGAGCTGAAGACCTGTCAACGCAAACTTGCGAGAAGTGTGGTAGTATGGAAAATGTAGAACGCACTAATTTTGGTTGGATAAAGCATCTGTGCACTGTGTGTAAAACCAAAAGAGCCGTAGCAAAAAATGCGCATGAATTTTGGAGCGCTACCTAATTGGGGGGTGTATGATAACAAAGTATGAACGTAATTTATTATACGCATTAGCAAGAGACTTATCGGAAGATAGAGTAGGATTATACTTACATTGTATGAAATGTTCTGCTACTCCCTTATATCAATTAAAAAGAATTAAAGAAGGAGAAGAGGTTGTGGGCTACGAATGCCCAAAATGCAAAAATATATGGATGATAAAGGAGGTTTAAATGCTATTTATACCAAAAACATCAAATAAGAAAACAGGAGCAATACCAGTATCATACTCACCTGAAGATACCTGCCCAGCTACTTGTAAACTAAAATACCATGGGTGCTATGCTAAATACGGGCCAACATCATTAGTGTGGAAGAAATATTCACAAAGATTATCTTATAATGAATTTATAGAAGAAATAAAAAAGCTACCCAAGAAAACATTCTGGAGGTCCAATATTGCTGGGGATCTACAGGGCAGGAACAATAAAATAGATATTAAAAAACTAAACATATTAGTAGCGGCTAATAAAGGAAGTATAGGGTATACTTATACGCATTACCCACTACACACCAAAGCCGAGAAAGATGCTATAATGAATGCCAATAAGAATGGATTTACAATAAACTTATCCGCCAATAATATTAAGCATGCGGACGAATTAGTAAAACTAAAAATAGCTCCTGTAACAGTAGTGGTAAACTCAAATGTAATTAAAAATTTTAAAACCAAGGAAGGAAATAATGTCATAATTTGCCCGGCTATTACTAAGGTAGACATAACATGTGACAAATGTAGGTTGTGTGCTAAGGCTAATAGAAAATCAATAATAGCATTTCCAAGTCACGGTGCAGGAAAGAAAAAAACTAATAAAATAGTAGGAGGGGATAATGTATATAACCGCTTCTCCAGATAAGACGAACATACCAGTCGTTAGTGCACAGCAACCAAAAGTCTGTGTATGTGGGGCGACAATAAGCCAGTATGACATAAAATGTAGTAATTGCCTTGCTAAAGAAAGGTATATTCCTATAAATGTAAAATGGGAAAAACTTATATCTGACATGCGCCAATTCAACCCACACTATAGGCTAGAATACAGAAAAGAAGAAATAATAGGAATAATTAGAGAAAACCCATTTGATAACGTATATGCAAAAATATATAGGCGTAACATCTATGGTAGTGGTAAATATGCTTTAAGAATAACTACTAATGCGTGGCATAAAGCTAACAGGCTAAAGAAGGATTTTGATGCGAAAGATATAGCTAAAACACTACACAAAAGATGTAGTGATATACTAGGTAAAATGACTGATGAGATTACTCTGCAGCAAGCAAGGGAACGCAAGAGAAAAGAAACATCAGAAAAATTAAAAAATGAGTTCTCTACTATCAAAAATTACTCAAACAATACTGACACCATTATTAATCTTAAGCATACTAAAATCTATACTAATATCAATACTACTACGCTAGGGGATGGTACGACAGAAGAAAAATTTATTGGCACGGTAACTATGAACTATAGCAGAAATTTTAGTTTAAAAGAATGCAAAGAATTGATAGATAAATTATATAATATGTTTGGTGACTTACATACAGAGAAATGCTGCTCACTTATATTATGTAAAGAATTTAATTTAGATGATACAAAAATTATAGTATCTACTATAGAAAATATGCTAGCTTAGGAGGGTAAAAAAATGAGCTCGGAAGAAGCTGTACACTGTGCGTGTGGTACAGAAAAAAAATCATATCAAGTTATCTGCAATGATTGCGCGGCAAAAGAAAGCTACACCACTAGAAATGTAAAATGGAAAAAGTTCTTTTCTGAAATAAAGCAATTTAATCAACATTACAAACTAATATATTCTAGTATGTACCCTGAAGAGGTGATAGGTGTGCTCAGAGAAAACCCATTTGATGAGACATATGTAAAAATATATAGACAGATTATGTATGGTATTACACACAGTAATGGTAGTAGTACACTAAATAAGTACGCTCTAAGAATATCTACTAATTCACGGAAATGTGAAGCTGCTAGATTAAAGAAGGATTTTGATGCGAAAGATATAGCTAAAACACTACATAAAAAATGCGATGATATGCTAGCAAAAATGTCGGATGACATAACAGCAGAATATAATAGGGCGCGCGAAAAAGGAGAAAAAATAAAAAATATAAAAAATGAGTTCCGGAATATAAAAAATTATAAAGATAATGATAGTAAGTTTGTTAGTTTCAAGAACACAAGAATAACGCTGTCAGAAGAAAAGAAAATGCTAGAAAACGGTATACTAGAAATTACTCCATATAATACAATTAATATAAATACAGTTACTCGTAAGTTTAGTTTAAAACAAATTAAGGGTATGGTAGATATACTATATAATAAATTTGAGAATGTCAGAGACAAAAAAGATTTTGAATTTAACATTGGCACAAGTTTTGATATAGAGGGTATTAAAGAGGTAGTAGAAGTTGTGGAAACTATTTTAGAAAAATAACATTCTAAGTTAACTACTTTGTAAAGGAGCACAGCATGCACAGACACGCAATAAATAGTGAAAGATTAAACAAAGAAATTAGTAGATTGATTGACCCTGTAAAAAACAAGACCAATACAGAAACCGAAGTGAAGCCACCACAGCCTCTAAATAGATCAATAGATAAAACATACAATATGTACACCTGGTCCTCTCATAGCAGAGCTACATTTTTAATTAATGCTTATGTAATACAGAACTATGTTAAATCAATTGCTGGAGAAGTATTGTCCTACAATGTAGAGGCTACACAGGAATTTGAATATGACTATAAGAAGCAAGATATAATTAATGTTCACGGTCAGCAGGTATTTAATTATGAAAATAAATTGTATGTAATAGACATTAACAGCAACTGTGGTACAGTTACAATAAATAGTAACAACGATATATCTGAGATTATAGAAAAAATAAAATATGAAATAAAGTATAATAATCCAATAAGAAATAAACATATTCAAATAACTAATGGTAGTGATAGCGTCAATTATATATTTAAAAATCCGCCGTCAACTACATTTGATGATATAATAATGGATGAAAAAATTAAGGAGGACATATATGATAATACTATATTTCATTTAGAAAATCTAAATGATAATAATGGAATAATATTTTATGGAAATCCTGGTGTGGGTAAATCTGCAATATGTCAAGCTATAATTAATAAAGCATTAGAAAAGAAATATTCTACTTGTTTTGTTATATCACAAGTATATTATACAGCATTGTCAGAATTTATAAATAACTTCCTTGCACCATGTATATTAATATTTGAGGATATAGATTCCTTTGGGCAAAGCAGAGATGTAGTACGGGATCATGGTGGAGGCTTAGCTGATTTCCTACAATTTATGTCAGGACTATATGAAAGAGATGATGCAATAATTGTAATAGCCACTACCAATTATATTGAACATTTAGACTCTGCTATCGCAAATAGACCTTGTAGATTTAATAGAAAGTATGAATTTAAATTACCCACTAATGATGAGATAAATAAAATGATTGATATGTTCTTTGGTAGTGATATTGTAGATTATGATCTTAAAAAATTATGTCATAACAAAAAACTAACAGGATCACATATCAAAGAAATACAAAGGACTTCTATGTTATTATCTAAGAAAAGACAAAAAGAAATTTTAGATGTATTTGAAGATTCTGTTAACATAGTATTAAATAACTTTAGTGTAGCAGGAGAGGCTAGTAGTGTGGGGTTTGGGAAATGATACCCTCTTATGTGTCAATCTGTAGAGGATGTACACATGCAGTATACTGCGCTACAAACAAATATATTGATACCAAGAACAAATCTAGTTTACAAATAAAACTACTGTGTAGGGTGAAAAAATCTGATAAAGGGGTGATCCGAGTAGAAACTAGACAACCAACTAAAGAACCCAGATTATATAATTCATTACAAGACATGATAGAGAATTGTGAAGAACTAACATTAGAAGATACATTAATGTGGACTAAATTTATAAAGGAGAATAAAATATGAAAAAATTTCCTACACTTTTTAAACTCACATCCACTAATGCCATACAATATTGGAAAATATCTGTTGAAGAGTTCATATGTAACTATGGTAAAATCATCACAGAGTATGGCCAACTGAGGACGGATAAGCCTCAGATAACTACTGATATTATTTCTGTAGGAAAGAATAATGGTAAAACTAATGAGACTACACCATATGAACAGGCTATTAAAGAAGCAGAAGCAACATGGAATAAAAAATTAAAAAGTGGTTATGTAAAATCAGAAGAAGAAGCTACTAGTGGAAAAGTAGATAGCATAGTAGAAGGTGGTGTACTTCCTATGCTAGCCTTTACATTCGAGAAGCAAGGGAGTAAAATTAAGTACCCATGCTTCTCTCAGCCCAAACTTGATGGATTAAGAATTATCTGTATTTTAAAGGATGGTAAGGCTACTCTGTGGAGCCGCACCAGGAAACAGATTTTCTCACTTCCACATGTCATTGCTGAGATAGAAAGAAATTTTAAAGAAGATATTATACTAGACGGTGAGGGCTACTCCGATAAATTAAGTAATAATTTTGAACACATAGTTCATTTAGTTAAGCAAGAAGAGCCGGATAAAGATTGTACAGAAATATCTTATCATGTCTATGACGTAGTTAATAAAGATACATTTGAGAATAGATATAAAAGTTTACTTAAACATTTTGAGAATACTTCTAAATTTAAATATCTAAAATTAGTAGAAACATTTATAGTAGACAATGAGGAACAAGTAACAGACTTCTACACTAAATTTAAAGCAGAAGGAAAAGAAGGAGCAATGCTGCGTAATGCTAAAGGCCTCTATGTAAACAAACGTTCTTCGGACTTAATAAAGGTGAAAGAAATGCAGGACTCCGAATTTAAAATTGTGGGGATAGAGGAGGGCAGAGGAAAGCTCGCAGGGCATGTTGGGGCTTTTGTTTGTGCTATAGGAAATGAAATATTCAAAACTAAGATGTCGGGGGGTACTGCTAAGTTAAAAGAGTATTTTGAAAATCATAGCTTATGGAAAGACAAGCTGCTTACGGTGCAATTTCAAGATTACACATCTTATGGCATACCAAGATTCCCAATCGGTTTGCGTATTAGGGAAGATGTATGATAGTATATAAAATTGTTAATTGTGTGAATGGTGATTTTTATATAGGTAAAACTACCAAAAAACTTTCCCACAGAATTCAAAGACATTTCTCTAACAGTAGTGGGTGTGTTAAATTTAAAGCAGCCGTAGCCAAATATGGAAAAGAAAATTTTTTAGTAGAAATATTAGTAGTATGTTCTTCCGTAGAGGAACTAAATAATACTGAGATTAGATTGATTAGAGAATTAAAACCAGTCTATAATATAACCTGTGGTGGAGATGGTGGGGCTACTAGGATTGGTTATAAGCACCGAGAAGACGCTAAACAAAAAATTTCTAAGGCCTTAACGGGTGGCAATCACCCGATGTATGGAAAAAAGCATAGCAAAGAATCTATCTCTAAAATTTCAGTAAAATTAAAAGGAAACAAAAATCATAAACTAGGTAAAGAATTTTGGTTAAAATATAGAGATAAAATAATTAAAGGCTCATATAAACCTTTAATAGATAAAATTACAGGAAAACAATATGCTTCACCTAAAGAATATTCAGAGGCAACTGGTTACTCTATGAGTTATTTATACTGCATCCTATCTGGGCACAAGAAAAGTAAAAAATTAAATATTGAATATTTATTAAAAGGAGGTGGTTAAAATGGAAATACCTATAACAATTTTTGTGGTAATTGGAATAGTAGTTCTGTGTACGTTTGGGATAGTAAATATCGTAGACTATGATTACTATAAGAAAGGGATAATAAAATTCATATGTGCATTGCTACTTCTTGGTGTAATAATAGGAGTGCATCATCATAGACAAATATTGATTCAGACCAGCCCCAAATATATATCATCAATATCAATAGCCAATTCTAATGATCAAATTTATATAGTTTCTATTACTACTGAAGTTCCTTATTATACAGACCCCATAGAGATTTTGTATACTACAAGGCTGCCTAAATTGGGGGAACAAATAAATTAAAGGGGGGGAAATGTTTCTATCAATAAAAACTAAAGGGACAAATGCTGATAAGTTATCTTACGCACTAATGAAGCACCCAGCTAAAATATTTACTAAAGATAATCTTACATGTTTCTTTCCTAAATATTTACAAGATGAATGTGAAGTAGTAATATCTTGCAAGTTTCCAGAATACAAACTATGGAAAGAATCTAATGCATATGATATAGACGGCTACGTAACAGATCGGGAGTATGCATTGTCCTCCTTATTTTTAAAAGAATTGAAGATCTCATTCAATACAGCAATTAACAACAGCTATGCAGAAGACATTATAGAATATAAAGATATAGTTTTTAATTTTGAAATAAAATTATTACCTTTTACCACGTCGTTACCAACAGATATAATAGAACAGTTATTTACTGGTTGTGGCTATACTGGTGTGGTGGTTACACAGCTATCAGAAGATATAGAGTATCTGCGGAATAAATTTAAAGTATATTCTATAGAATATAAATCTATAGGAACCATCTCAGATTTGTTTAGTAAGCTGATGATACTGATTCCTACTGTAGATAACTACATTCATTTCAATCCAGATGCTGAACTGTTATCAAACCAGTTTGAAAAACATGGGCAGGGCTGGGTGAAGAAGCATCCACTACAGACATTGATACTAAATAGATTTATGAGGTATAAAAAGAAGTTAGTAGAAAAGTACTTTGCCAATACTACAGAGAACCAGGAAACAGAAACTTCCTTAGAAGAAAAAGTAAACTTAGAAGAAAAAGTAAACTTAGGAGAACACAGACTGAGGTGGATAGAAGAACAGATAAAAAATCTTAACGTAACTTCAGTGGTTGATTGTGGCTGTGGGAGCGGAAGATTATTAGAAAGACTAAGTCCTAATAAAAATTTAGAATTATATGGAGTAGATTGTAATCCAACGTCAATAATACATGCTAAGAGACATAATAGAAAACTACAGGATAACATATGGTTTAGTTCTTTACTATATAAAGATGAAAAATTATTAAACAAAGATTGCTTTGTGCTGCAAGAGGTTATCGAGCATATGGAAGAATTTCAATTAAGTAAAAGTATAGATAATATATTTGGTTATTATAAGCCTAAATACGTTCTTATAACTACACCTAATACGTTATATAATAGTATCTTCGGGATTACTGGGCTGCGGCATAAAGATCATAAGTTTGAGTTTACAGATACAGAGGTGACTAACTGGGCTTTCGGTGTACAAGATAAATATAAACAATATCAAGTACTAGAAGTACCCTCCCCTATAGGAGAAGGTAAAGAAGTAACACAAAAAGGAGTCTTAGATTATCCTACGTTTGGAGTTGTGCTTAAGAGGAGGGCGGTATGAAAGTAGTATTAAATGTTTGTGACAGCTATAGTGTAAATTGTCCTAAGTGCTTTCCGAGGTGTTAACATATGGAACATGTGATTAGAAATTTTGATAAGGATATGCATGTGTCAAGAGTAACTGTGAAAAACGATTCTACTAGTAGGATTTTTGTATTAGTAATGGAGAATATTAAAATACTCGATACAGCCATTAGTAGTTTACAAAACTTTAGGTACGAATTTAATCAACAATTAATAGTCAAAGCTAATGCCGCACTAAAAGCAAACCACCCATTTAGTATAGATAGAGACACAGAAGTTGCCGAAGAAAGAAATCGAGAGGGCTAAAGAACTGAGAATTGCCTTCTATCAGGAGAAATGAAATGACAAATAAAACTGCCGCAGAATGGATGAAAGAAAAAATAGCAAAATATGAAGACTCCTTTGATTTCAAGCACGAAGAGTTGGTATTGGGTATCACCGAACAGATATGCAACGCGATGGAGGAAAAGGGTATCGACAGGGCGGAGCTGGCTGACAAACTGGGCGTATCTCGCGCTTTTATTTCCAAATTGCTGAACGGGACGCCTAATCTGACCACCGAGACGTTGCTGAAGATAACACTTGCATTGGGCCGGGAACTAAGCGTAAAGCTGCCTCCAGCCGGTTTTACAACAGCCCATCAGAGTTACACAACTATATCTAGTCTAGCCAGTAGGCTGGATTCTGCCCCATGTGGGTGGACTAATTGTAACAAAGAACTATGTACAATATTTAAAACAAATGAATTAGCAAGCGATGAATGGAAAATGTTACCTCCATGTAAATCTACAGTAGATAATAAATTTATGCTATATGAATTTGGAAGGAGTTATGAAATAGATATCAATGATAACTTAAGTATGTTATTATTTCAGATGAAAAATCTTAGCTTAGAAGATGCAATCACAATTACAAAGGTGAAAAATGAAATGGGAAACTTGTAAAAAATGTCCTAAATATTTATGTGATGAGTATAAAGATAAGACCAAAGATATTAACAGTCCTACTTGGCTTATTTGGATAACTAACATCTTAGTATTCCCGAAATGTGAATGGGGTGTTATGGCAAACAAATTTAGACTATATTTAAAAACAGCTGACGCACTTCGTTATGTCCCGCATAAAAATTTTGATACATTAAAAGAATGTATTGATTACATAGACAAAAAATTTAAGAAAGAATTAGATTTTGAAAGTGCGCTACAGTTAACTAAAATTAAACAGGGGATAAAGAATGCTAATAAAAATACCAAATAATTCTTTAATAGCAATGGTAGGTATTTCTGGTAGCGGTAAAGACTACTTTGCTAATAAATATTTTAAATCTGTAAGAAATATTAATGCAATAGTATCATCAGATAAGTGTAGAATAATGTTACATACAGAATATAATAATCTCACACAACAAGAATTACAAAAATTTAACGATGGCGCTTTCACTATTTTCCACGCAATGATAGAAGCTAAGTTAAAGCATAATCAACTTACAGTAGCTAATGCTACTAATCTTAGCCCTGAGTCTAGACACAAACTAGAGGAAATAGCTAAGGCTAGTCATGTTCCTATATATTATATAGTAATGAATACTCCACTAGAAACTTGTATTGAAAGAGACAATCTTAGGGATGAGTTTGCTAAAGTAGGGGAAAGCGTGGTCAAAAAACACGCAACAAGATTTAAGTCTGCATATTCTTTCCTCGAAAAACAAAATAATGTTTTCATAGTAAACCCAGAAGATGAAATTACTGTAGAATTATTAGATACAAATAATATAATTAATATAGACCACGGAATAGACATAATAGGAGATGTTCATGGAACGTTCTCAGAGCTTAATGAATTACTCGGTAAGTTAGGGTACATAATAGGTGGGCAAAAAATATGGCACCCTAGTGGGCGTAAGATAGTATTTGTTGGGGACATTGCAGATCGTGGCCCGGATAATTGGCGGTGTTTAGAACTGGCTAGACATATGATGGAAAATAACACCGGATGGTGGGTCATGAGCAATCATGATAATAAACTTATGAGATGGCTATCAGGAAGAAAAGTTAGGATAGCGGACGGCCTACAGAAAACAATAGATCAAATTCCGGAAGAAGCTAAAGAATCTTTAAGAGAGTTTATGTATAAGAATTTAAAATCTTATTATCATTTTAAGCATACTAATGGAGAAGAGATAGTAGTAACTCATGGTGCGTTTAATAAAAAATTTATAGGAAAATATCATAGAGACATATCAGATTATTGTATGTATGGTCCTACCCAAGGAGAAGATGATAATGGTCACCCAATAAGAATTGATTGGGCGAGGTCCTATACTGGTCCGTTTGTAGTCTTTGGTCATGCGGTATGCGGGGTATCCCCCAAAAAGTATAAGAACGCAATCAACATCGACACTGGCGCGGTTTTCGGGGGAATGCTAAGTTCTTATTCTTTTCCTGCGAAAGAAATAGTACAAGTAAAATCTAAGCAAATTTATGATGGTAGTAAACCTGAGTTGTTTGAGATACAGGAGAATACAGATTTAACAATTCAGGATATGATAAATACTTCTATGATAGAAGTAGAAAATCATAGAGGCGAAATTATTAATTTGAGGCTATGATGTGGAAAGCATTTATAGTGCCTGAACTTACGCTAGCGTGGGACACAGTAGCTAATAACTATATGTTGTATCTCGTATCTGCACAGTACAGGCAGTTTAATACGTATGAAGATGCAATTTGTTACATCTATAATATGGTGTATAATAATGCCCTAGAACTATCGTTAGAATCTATGATAAAACTTACTAAGGAATATAATAAATTAAAGGCGGCGTAATAATGGGACCATATTTTAATCTACCAGAAGTAGAAATAAGCACCGTATGCCCAAACAGCTTCCAGCAGTACTTTAGAGTATGGTACGATAAAGAGACTCATGAGAACCGGAATAAATTCAATACGTATGAAGATGCAATCTGTTACGTATATAATATGACTCTTAATAATGAACTTGAATTGTCATTAGAATCTATGATAAAACTTACTAGAGAATATAATAAAATATGAGTGCATCTATCAGACAAAAAATTAAAGATAATAGTGCTTACAAAAATTGGAAAAACGAATTAAAAATTAGTAACGATACTTGCAGGGAGTGCGGTGCCTATTTACTCCTCGAAGAAAAACAAGTACACCATATGATAGAATTAAACATGTTAATAAAAAATGCTAAATTAAAGTTTACAAACTTAGGTTTGCGCAATAGAGATTTTATTAAAAATGTTATAGTAGATGTATTAAAATATCAGCATGATAATAATATAGGAATAATAGTATGTGATGATTGCCATAACAAACTACATGGGAGGTTGGGATGAGAGAATACCATAAAATTAATACAATATACAAAAGGGATGAGCATACTAAGAAAATACTAGAGGGATATTATTCTATTCCTGAATTTGAATATCTTAAAAATAACATGTGGTCTTTTAGTGAGAAGCTTGATGGAATGTGCATAAGAACTCTATATGATGGTAATCGTATAACATTTGGTGGGAAGACAGATAATGCTAGTATCCCCGCCAAATTATTAAATAACCTTAATTCATTCTTTCTTCCATTGGAAAATAAATTCAAAGAAATATTTAGAATAGAAGAAGGCGCTCCATGCAACATATGTCTGTATGGAGAAGGAATAGGCGCAGGTATCCAATCTGGGGGAGGCTATTCTACTGTTCAAAAGTTTGTTTTATTCGATATTAAAATTGGTGAGTGGTGGCTTCAGCGTAAAGATGTAGAAAATATTGCTAATAAACTAAACTTAGAAATAGTCCCTATTATAGGAGCAGGAACTTTAGATGATGCAGTAACTTTAGCTAAAACTGGTATGCAATCTACATATGGAAATTTTAAAGCAGAGGGAATAGTAGCACGTCCTGTCATAGAACTTTTTACACGCGGAGGCCATCGTATTATAACTAAAATAAAATGTAGAGATTTTAAATCATGAAAACCCCTATATTATACTATCTTAACAAAGCAAAAATAGAAAGCAAAAAATCAAATCATTACAAAGTTAAGATAGGAGCAATACTTGTGAATAAAGGAAAGGTAGTAAGTACTGGTTTTAATAAACTTAGACACAACAGACATAGACAATACAGTAGATGGCAAAACTCTGTTCACGCTGAAATAGATTGTTTGTTAAAAGCAGGTAACTCCGCCGGAGGAACTTTATATGTTTATAGAGAAAATAAGAATGGCGAATTGGCTATATGTAAACCTTGTATATTTTGTCAAATACTTATAAGGGAAAAGAATATTAAAAAAATAATATATACTACCTCTTACTACCCTAATTATGTGGAGGAATATATATGAATAGTGAATCTTATTTAGAGAAATGGGAAGTTTGCAAAAGGTGCATAAAAGAGATATGTAAAAATGTTCATGACAATACAGATGTGGACTATGTTCCTTTAGATAGTGAATTTAGATTTTTAGTTGATGGTGTAAATTTTAATATTGATACGATGTGTATGGCCAGCAGCAGTATTATAGGACATTCTATTTCGCCTAGGTTGAGTGGGCCAGTTATTTATGAAAATAAGAGTTTATTATTAATATTTACTTATATATTAAATGATTTTAAGGAATTACAATTAGAAGACGCAATTAAAATTACCAACCTAAGAAATAAGCAACTAAAATTTATGGTAGACAAAGGAGAGTAAATGTTAACAGAAAATCTTATGCACAAATGGTACAATCTAAAAAGAGAGACTTTACGTACACATAGGTCGCATAGTCCCGCTCTAACATCAGCTTTATCCTCTTTTGGGGTGAATAAAGAATTGACAGAGTACGAGAGTATACATAAGCTAAATTTTATTACAATAGAAAATAAATGGGATTTTAAATTTGACTGCTGGTTAGACATAGTAGAAAAAAACATTAGTATGTATAAACCATCGCAACTGGATACCATAATAAATAATTTCGCTAATAAATTCTATAATGATATTATAAAAGAATTTCCAAAAAAAGAGTTGATATTAAATGAAGAATAAAAAATAAAAATTAGAAATCCACTAGTAGAAGCTGCTAAATTTAGAAACTCGGCTGGAGTTATGGATAGTAAATATGATAAGCAGAACCGTAATAAATTAAAAGGAAAACTTAGACAAGAAGTAAAGGAGCTTACTAATGAAAATTGAAATAGTACAAGACATTATAAATAAGCTATCAACAAAAACAATACCACCAAATAAACTTATATGGTTGTCACCGACAATGTGTCCAGGTCCAGTATCAGACCTCCCTCAATATATGGAGGATCCTATTACTACTGCGGAATGGATGTTTAATAATTCAGATGAGCCTAGTACTGAGTTGATTGCTGAAGTAAAGCACATGGGTAGTCGATGTACATTTGCATTTTGGAGGGACGGTGAGTCTGTGGCGTGGTCTAGAAATGGATTTACTTTTTTTGGTAAAGAATATGAACCATTACTAGATCAAATGAATAAAGATATATTTGAAAAGATAGAGGAGGATTTTATATGTATAGATGCGGAAGTACTTCCTTGGAATTTTAAAGCCGCAGGATTAGTAGAAGAAGATTTTTTACTAGCAGGATACAGCGGTCTAGTCACTAAAAAAGAACTAAACAACTATCTAAATGATGCTAACTTAAATAATGATATCAGCAATTTAAAAGACTATATCGAAGTGATTAAAAGATATTGTTGGGATGTTAACATAGATAATATTAGAATAGCTCCATTCTTTATATTAGCTATAGGAAATAGAATGGGCAAAAATGTATATAAAACTCATAAAGAACACCTGGTAGCTTTGGGCAGTATTTTTGAAAACAAAAATTATTATCAATACGTATTTTCAGAAGTTATTAGTAAAGATCAACTTGACATATTAAATTCTTTATGGTATACTATTACAGATAAATTTAAATATGAAGGATTCGTATTGAAATATAATAATGTACATCAATACTCTAACACAAAATATCCACAGCAACAACTAAAAGTACGAAGTAGCGACTACCTCAAAATAATATATGGAGCTAATTATCAAGAACCTGAAATATTAGAAAAATTAAAACATAATAGAAGACTAGATAGAAAAATGAAAATTGCTTATTATGAGACTATACTAAGTGATAATGCTCTTAAAGTTTATCTAAATAATCCCGATAAATTTGAAGCTTATCATAAATTCATAATAGCCTGCATGGCGGTAGACTACGGTGCAAGAGAAATAGATCCTCGACTATAAATTATTAGGGGGGTTTGTATGAATTGGTATACAATAATATTTGAGATGCTAATACTTACTTTAGCATTATTGGTTGGTATGTACTACGGAATAAAAATAGGAGTTGGTTTGGGTAAACGCTATATGTTGTTAGAATTTACTAAAAATAAAAAACTTATAACTGATTTACTGTTTGATGACTATATTAAAACAGATAAGGATAGCCTAGTGGAAAAGCTAAAGAAAAGCGGCATACTTTAGCTATCTTTGTATAAGTAAATAAACTTAATAGGAAGGAATAAATGCCAATAAAACAGTATCATCTCAATAAGATAATACGTCAAGTAACTAAGTCTCCTGATCATGGGATAGAAATGAGGGCACTAACAAATCTATTAGTTAAATCTTTTTTATCTATAGGAGATCTAGCTCCTTACATAGATTGTGTTACACATAATAAAATATTTTTTAAATCAAAAAAACATAAATAGGAGTGTAGATATGCAGTTATATTGTCCAGTTTGTAATTGTCTAAAAAATAGCACTGAGTCCTCATCCGTTATTCCTATAGTACTAGAAGACGGCGGTAGACAGTACAAAACATATTTTAATTATTACTGTGAAGAGTGTGGGGTATTTCTAAGAAGCGAAGAACAAAAAAGTGAATTTAAAAGATCAACTGAAGAGATAAAACCAGGAGTATAATACAAATATTTAAGGAGAAATCATTGACTGAGATCAGAAGATGTAGAAACTGTAAATATTATGTGCCCTATGATAAAGATTCTAGATTTGCTAAATGCAGTAAAGAATTAAATTCTATGGGTGCTCCTAAATACTATTGTTCTACACAAAGACTTTCCCCAACCTCATGCGGAAAAGAAGGTAAATATTGGGAAACTAATAATAGATATTATTAAAGAATATCATCTATTATACCATACTTAAGGGCTTCTTTAGCACTGATATACCAATCTGTCTCCATTTTATTTCTAAGCTTGTGTTTAGTCATGTTGGTTTTACTAACAAGTAAATCATAGATGCTATCGTCTAGTAATTTTAATCCATGCCCTTGGGCCATAAGATCTTTTCTTTTAGTTGAAACTTCCCCTTCCATACGAACCAAATGAAGCATGACGTTTGAGTACTTATAAGCGAATCTTTTATGCCCACTAACTAATAGAAAAGCAGCGGCACTTCCAGCCATACCCATACAGTAAGTATACACAGGGGTTGTAGAAGACAAGATATATGAAATGACAAAAAATGCAGTAGTAATATCCCCACCAGAAGAATTGATATAAAGGTGAATTGGACTCTTCTTACTATCCTTTTTCATTAGCTCCATATTGTGAAAAATAGTATATATGATATCGTTTGTTACATCACCGTTGAGTATTATTTTTCTATCCTCAAATAGCTCCACCTGAATTTTGTCTGTACTATACTCTATAGTCTCTTCTGCTACATCTTCTGTATACCCCATCATTCACCTTTACTTACTAAGTTTAGTAAATTCATTAAGCATATTCAATACATCAGGTTGCTCTTTATTTATCAGTAAAGATTTATTCCATATGTCTATAGCAGCAGATTTATCTCCAACACCACTATAAGCGATACCCAGTAAATTATATGCTTCATAGTCGTATGGTGCCAATAATATTAATCTTTTTAAAATAACTACCGCTTCTGCTGGGTTATTTACTTTTAAATAAATTAATCCCAAGTTAAAAAGACTATTAATATTATCTGGATTGTGTAGTAATGCTTTTTTGTATTCTACTGAAGCTCTATCAAAAATTCCCTCTTCATCGTAGTACAGTGCCTTATTATGATGTTCTATAGAAAGTTTTTCACTAACATCAGATAGCTGTGAGTATTTGGGGATAGAAGCTATCGATGTATTGAATTGCAGGCAAGCAACTATTATATAATTAAATATCACTCTCCGCATCAGCATCTAATCGTATCCCCCATGAGTCAGTATCCTTATCAAGAATCAGATGAACATCCGATAATACTTCAAGTGCCCCACCAACATATGATGGTACTGTACACTTAATAGTGACTATCGCGTAGGAACTTACTATTTTCTTGCTTACTATAGTCACGGTCATATCTTTACTAAAAGATAATACAACATGTTTAAATGTATCTATATCTAATACCGTATGATTCTTAGCTAACATTGCATATGCTTTTTCTAAAGAAGCATCATCTTGCTGTCTTATACTAGCATAAAATTCTTTAACCACCTTTTCAGGCGCTTTTATTTCCTTACAAAATCCAGTAACAGGAATAAATAATAGCATAAATATAAGTAATAATTTATTCATTTTATCCTCCTACATCTATTTAATAATAGACCTTAGTGTTTATGGTGATAAGTTCTTCTACAGCAATTTTAGGTATTGGCTGCATAGCGTAACAAAGTTTAAGCTGTTCTGTATCTAATGTAAGTTTAAACTTTCTCTTTTCTAAAATACTATGCACCTCTTGCTCCCATAACTCATAACTAAATGGTGTTAAATGCCCATAAGTAAACCATGTGGGCAGCACCCATAAATTATTTTTATTATCTTTAAATAAAATTTTAATAGTAAAGTCATTCTTTTTCTGGTTAATCTCTGTGCTAACTATATCAAGACCACCATCAGGTTTATCCATCACACCTCCTATACAAAAAGTATTGGGGCTACAATTGTTTTAAATCTTTTTTTATCTATTAGAAAAAATGCTTGTTTTGGTGGCTCAAAATTTGCTTTAATTGAAAGAGCAAAAGGTGAGTAGCCTATTAAACTTCCATTAGATATAAATTTACCGCCGTCTAAGAAGCTATGATAATGCCCAAAGCAATCAAGGTCCGCCCTTTGTAATTTATCCCACTGACTAACTGCTTTATTAACAGGTACAGATAGTCCTAAAATCCCACCGCTGTATTGAATACAGTGACCATGATGCATACGAACTTTGTATGAATACACGTCTATATAGGAATGGTAACCTTCTGCAATAAGGAAAGTAACACGCGGTTCATTTCTAAAATGGTTGGCTATCTGATGGTATATAAAATACTCTAAACTATTACCAGCTTCAGTAGATATTCTTCTGTCAATTGTTTGACGGCCATGATTACCTGAGTGGCATGGGACAATTATATGTTCTAATGATTTATCTTCTAATAGAAACTCTATACCAGAAGCTAACAAATTTTGTACAAATATAGCCTCTTCAATGGGAAGAAGATAGTTGCTTTCCATCAACTCCGGATGGATATTATTTGAAATGAAATCCCCCAGCAAAGCTAAGACAAGAGTGTTTATCGTAACGTCTCTTTGTTGTAGTTTAAGTAATCTAAGGCCATTTCTAAAGAATGTTTCAGCACGTTTCTTGGCAATTGTTAGATTATATTCGTTAAGTCCATTTACCTTATGGGAATCAATTCTTTCTGCTATGTGCCAATCTGATGCCAGCATAAATGCAGTGGCCTCTGATTTTAGCATTGTATCATGCTCTATTGAATAGGTTTTAAAGTTTTGCCCTAGTTGTAGTAAAGCATCTCGTTCTTTTTCTACCTTATCTATTCTACTCAAAAGTATTTTGTACTTCTGATCAGTGTTCTTTTTATCATCTCGCAAGCGCCTTTGTATGATATCGTCTTCTACTTCTTTTTCAAAATCTATTTTTTCTTCTACAGAAACTACTTTCTTCTCCGTTTTCTTAAACGGTTTATCATAGTAATTTCTATTTCTATTCACATGTTTTCTAATCCCATTCCTAGTCCTCGCCACACTTAGCCGCATAGATACCTCTTCGGCCACCTCTCTATAGGCATATTCTTTATTAAGTAACTCTTTAATCAACTCCATTTCTTCACTGCTATAAAAGCCATCAGTACCACGGTTAGCCAATTTCGTGCTCCTTAAAATGAGATATACTACTAACAATAGTATACACAAATTTTTTATAAAATGCAAGTACAAAAAAAATTATTCAGGCCATAGCGGATTATTAGCTATATCATAGTTCTGTATCTCTTCTACTGTTTGAAGACTATTTATCCTAGCTTCTATTAAATTTGAGGCTTCTCTCATAGCTTCTATTTTATTCCACAGTGACTGATTATCTCGTAATTCCTGTTCTTCAATTACAGTCAGTGAAAGTGCCACCTTTTTACCTAACAATTCTGTAGAACGTGCTAAGAGATTGCGCTGCTTATATTCTGGACATAGTGTTGAAATCTTATCAGCCGCAAATATTTTTACCTGTGTTTTTTACCAATTTTTGTATTAGCTAAATACGTAGAGTCAATATCACCAAAAGAATTTGAAGTTTCATTATAAATAGTCCCTAATAAAATATTTTTATTTGTTACTTCTACCGCGTAAATACCATCTGGTGTATTTTGGCTTATCTTCTACGTGGGTAAAATTAATAACACAATTATTTTGTATGATAGCAAAAGTTTTCATTTAAATCCACTTTTTATAATTACCACATGACTATAACAATACCCTGTTTTCCATCCCCACCATCACTAGTGACCCCACCAGCTCCGCCCCCACCATAAAGCTTTCCATCGGCACCAACAGCAACACCACCAAATCCAGCAAAAGTTGCTGGGAAGTCTCTGGCAGCGTTCCCACCAGCTCCATGAGCTACACCAGGGTTAGCGTTACCACCAGTTGTCCCTGAGCTACCGAGCGACCATCCCGGAATGATAGCTCCTACGGTCCCCCCATCCCCACCATAATCTCTATCAGAAGCCTGCCCACAGCCAACCCCACCGTAAGCTAAGTCATTCCCATTAAAAGAAGTTGTTCCGCCACTTGTTCCATTGGGAGTACCGAAGATTCCGCCAGGCCCACCAGCTCCAATAACAACACTAATGGGTGACGCCCCCGCAGTGGTAACAGTCCCGTGCCAATAGGCTCCGCCACCACCCCCACCAGCATAGCCACTGGTCTGTCCAGAGTAACCCCCACCACCACCACCCCCTATACCTATTACCACAAAACTCACAATCCCAGGAGCATCAGTAGCGGCATCCCAGGATGTACTGCTTGTAAAAACTCTCATTTTATGGAAATTAGATGAGACAGCAATATCAGCGTCAGATATTGCTGTATTCAATTGTGCAAGAGTAAAACTTCCAAGTGCTGTAGCGTTACCCACAGAAGTAACATGACCAGTCAAATTAGCATTGGTAGTTACGGTAGCTGCATTACCCGTGATATTACCGGTAATAGTTCCAGCAGAAAAATTGCCACTACCATCACGTTTAACTAAAGTATTCGCTGTATTAGAGGATGTAGCAGATGCAGTTAAATTCAACTCAGCAGCAGTAGCAGTTACTCCGTTTTTATCTATAAGTTTTATATTGTCTATATAAATAGCTTGCGCCGCCCCGGATTCATTTCTAAGTACTACTCTGGCATATTTTATATTAGGCAGATCTGCTGAAGTGTGATTCCCACCATAAGCTGGTGTGGTATACGTCCAGTTAGCTAATAAAATATCCCCCGCTAATGATGCCCAAGAAGTAGTTACTGCCCCATTATAGAACGCATAGTTATACCCTATGTTAATCGGGTATGTTGCATCAGCATTAACTTCTGCGGCTATATAATCTTTACTTGGATAGCCTCTAATATAGGAAGAAAAAAATGATTCACTAGTAGCCCCTTTTACTACTGCTTTTATTTGATAAATATTGTTACTATTAAAAGGGATAGGAGCAGAAATAACATATTGTCCTGGAGTTAATTTAAGGACTTTACGCCCAGCATCTAAAGAACTATCTAAAGTACCTGTACCAATCCATCCAGTAGGAAGCCCCCCAATAGTACCTTCCTCAAAGTCCCCATTGACTATTAGGCTATCTCCATTAAAACTATTCTTGCCATCATCACTAAGTCTATCCGCCCCCATCGTACCGAAAACTCTTAAATCAGTTATAGGATTTGTAGAGATACTAGCATCGTATCTTTTGTCTCCATTAAACGCAGAAATCTTTGGGGTAGTAGTATCTGCATACACAGACCCCAAAATCAAAACTCCATACCCAGTACCATCTGTTGGGTATGCGATACTGATTTCAGAAGTTAACTCATTAGTTGTCTCATTATATTTTAAATAGATATAATATGTATTAGTGGTTGCAAAATCAGCCATTAAAATTTCTCTCTCTGCCAGAGGAAGATCATTTATACCAACTCTATTTCCCTTAATAAAAGCATATTCATCTGATAATAAATCTATAATAACTATCTTATCTGTAGTTACACTGGCGTCTATAAAACATTGGTATGCACTATGACTACCTATAATTCCAGTAGAATGTTCTTCCCTAACATGTGCAGTTTGTGCACTCTGTAATATACTGCTTACATCTATAACATCATTATCTAATGTAAACTTAGTGCGGCCACTACCATCTACAGTATTTGCTGGACTGACTAAAATTCTTCCTAAAAATACAGAATTATATTTTGTAACAGACACCCTAACTCTTGGGGATGGTACGTCTGTGTACTTACCAGCACCGAATGTATCCCCAAGTTCCTCTTGAGTTAATGATGTTATCGCGGAGTGATTAACCGCCGTCCAGTCAGATTCTATACCAGTAGTAGCTACCTGATTATGCTCCCCAGTAGATAATTGGGCTATAACATACCCATCCTCTTTTTTAGTATAGTAGTTAACCCCAGCCTCATCCGCCTCTCTATTTTTATGTATTTCTATGTATACAAGGTACACATAGGTGTCCTCTGCTGTTAACCGTCTACTAATATTTGTCAATGCAGAGGGGACATAAATACGTTCCCCACTTCCAGTGTACATCTCATCAGCACTATCAATATTAAAATCAGTATATGCCTCCCCAGCAGTTACATTGATGACAGAGGCGGTTGGGGCTGGGTAGAGGTATAAAGGACCACTAACACCGTCCTCATTAACAATGCCTTTACCTGCGACTGTCCCAAAGCGTTCTTTAATTCCAGCTGTTTTAGAATTATCTGAAGTTTGTAAATGTTCTTGTGTAGCAAGAACACCATTTAAATAACGTGTACCTTTCATACATACCCCCCCGATTAAATAACTTTAATAACAATACTCTCTATCTCTATATCATTTTTATTTTTTAATTTATTGTGATATGCAGTTACTCGAACATATTGCTTAATATCTGTTGTTATAATTGTAAAATTATCTCCAGTATCTATAAGAGAACTAAACGTATCTGTTACTACTACCTTAGTAGTCGCATCATATGATAATATTTTTTCGTAATAACTTGCATTTACTCCAGTAGTAAATTTTAAATAACTTCCCGCATAATAATCATCAATATTACTTAAGTGATTTAAACCACTTGCAGAAATAGTAAATGTATTATATGGGTAGGAACCAATTCCTACAGTTACAGTACCATCTACTGTCGTGTTCAACCTTTCATTCTGCTGTACTCTTCTGGGAAGTGTGTATATGACTCCATCATCACTAGATTCTATATATAGATATTCCTCTATAGCAGGATCCAACTTTCTAGTAAACCACCCAAAAGTGTATAGAGAATTAGTCAAATTTATCCCTAATTCAACTGGTTGTATATTAATTAATGGTGTGACATACTTTGTTTGATACGCTATATGTTCTACCCTAAATATATCTCCTGGCATTATTGTATATGGGAATGAGTCAGTTGTGAACTGTTTTTCTCCACCCAAGTAGCTCAGTACTCTCTTGCTTATTCCGGCGTTATTTCCTGTTAAAAATAGGATATCTTTATTCTTATAATAATTGTACTTAGTAGTGATATTATCCCCAGTAAAAACATAGTCACCACTAACTACAGTGGTTACTGTACTGTTAAAATTATCTGAAAGTCTACTATATTCTAATAAGCTATCAACTACTGGTACTAAAGTGTTAGTCTCATAATTGACCTCCAGATTAGTCTTATCCCCCATCCACTTATCCCATGAAGATTCTCCTAAGACAATAGGTTGATAGGTTGTTATATAGTCTACATGAAGTGGCATAAACTTACGTAACAATGTTTCAAATGATGTTTTATCAGTATCATCTAAGTATGGCCCGTGCACTGTTACTCTAGCCCCAAATGTATATGATAATGTGCTGTGTGGTGATGTATTAAAATTGGTAGATGTATCTGTATTAAATAATTGTACTACTGCACCTACAGGTATTTCATAGTCAATAGATTCAATAGTAAATGTTGCATTACCACCACTAGTACTATAGTTTATAACAGAAAACATCTCACCATACAATGATTGATTAAACACAACCCCAGTTGGAACAGATACAAATGCTATATAATCACCAGTGTGATCCACATCCAACCCAGATGAAGATGTAGTAAAAGTATAATATCTCTCTGGCCCAATCGGTACCGCAGTAACAGTTAATGACTGCGCTGATTGTGCGTAACCTAACCTATTTCTCCCGTACCTCCACCCAGTTTGTGCTAACGATTCAATTTGTGGGGTAATCCTATAAAATGCTCTTACAATATTATATAATCCCTCTGTGGTTCCTGTGTTTCTAAATCCAGAAATTAAATCCATAATACTTTTTCTGTATCGTATATAAGAAGTATTTGTATTTTTTTCAAAACCAAAGTTTATACCAAAGTTATTATAAAGTTTTATATCTCTAACTGTCTCTATCCCAAAATCAGAAACTTGATCTTTTACCTCTATCTCAGCTCTAGCATGCCCTTCTTTTGTAACACTATGCACCAAACTGTACACATTTGTATTTAGATTAGTATCCCAATAACCATTATTAAGTGTAGTAAGATAATTCTGTGTGCTTACTGCTGGGTAGGTTACAGTCTCAGTGCCAAGTATAGGTTGCCATGTAAAAGTGGCGGACGCAACATTAGAATAACCAGAATCTCCTCCCGTATTAAATGCTTTTACTCTAAAATAAATAGGTTCCCCATCTATTATACCGGTAGCGGTATATGTATTTACACTGGGGGCTACTGTGTCTATTTGCACCCATGATACACCATCAGAGCTCTTCTCAATTTTAAATCCATCCTCATCGAGAGAATTATCTTGCCATACTAGTATAACACTGTGAGTCGCCATATCCCCCTGCTGCACTACGTTTAGTAGTAGTTAAATTCCGTTAGTAAGTATCATTTTAAACAAGTAATTCTCAATATCACTAACCAAAGGCAAACTGAATGTGTTTACCGAAAAGACATCTCCTATTTCTATGATATTAGGAAAATAATCCGTGGTGAATTCTCTTGTATTCATATCAAAATTTCTTACTGTCCTTGACAAGCCTTTGTTAACCCCAGTAATAAATGTTATTACTGACCCTATATAAAATACAGGATCAGTAATATTTAGCAATGTAGAATTTTCGTCTCTAAAAGAATTGTAATAATAGTTACTCTCTAGTAAAGTTCCCGTTGGGAGCGCAGACACCATATAAGTTAAATGTGCACTAACATCAAAGGTCTCACCTTTATTCTTGCTAATATATAGTTTAGGATAGTATGCATTTGTTAATACGAAATTTTCTCCGGGGAGTAGTGTTAACCCACCAGATACAGTAAAGGTTTTTGTGCTGCTATCATAGTTAGTAAGAGTATGCTCACTATCTGTATAAGTTATAGTACTACCGACATACATCAAAGAGTCATCAATTAACCCCATGCTCTCCACCAAACCAAACCTGTCTCCGGTAGCAATAGGGAACTCTAATTTATCAGTAGTAAATGTTCTACTACTTCCTGCGTAATCTTTTATTTTCTTTGGTGGAGACCCAAAATTCATACCAGTAAAAAATATAATATTACTATTATTGTATATGTCGTCTATACTACTTACTCCAGCAGAAGCCGCTACAGTAAACGTATCATACGGATATGTACTATCACCCACATCTACTATAGTAGATAGGTGTATGTCATTACCATCCACAGCTAAAGCTTTGAATGGTATACTTCTACTAATAGGATCCCAATATAATAATATTCTTTCCTTATCTGCTAGTACTTGAAAGTTGGTTACTTTATCATTAATAGATTTAAATATCCGGATTCTACTTATAGCAATAGATTCTCCTAAGCTATACGTACCACTTCCATATACACCTGATCCATAAGTAGACATTTAATATATTCCTTTAATAGTTACTAGATATATCATATTAACCTTAATTTAGCTTCCCCGGATGAGTTTTAAGCCAGTCGGGCTGACGATCCAGCTACACTGTATATAAACTATGTTGCTATAGCTGCTATTATCCTCCCCCTGGTAGGCTCTTACCCTAAACCACCGTTCTTGCCCACTGCCAACCCCAGTGATGACATAAGAAGTTGTACCTGGCCCTACAGTGGCTATCTGAGTAAAATCAATACCATTAATACTTTGCTCTATCCTAGAACCATCCTCTCCTATATTGTTATCCTGCCAAGTAAGAACAATTGTATTAGGACCAGAAGCTGTCTCACTATCCACCCATCTTGCTATATAAGTTCTCGTCTCCCCATTAACGATATTAAATTTTCCGCCAATTAGTAATTTACCGTCTGTCTGTGTAAGCAGTACGCTCCCTGGCCAATTTAAATCTGGATTAAAATCAGGGTCTAAAATACCATCGGGGGTGATTCTAGCAATATAGTTTCTTCGTGTTGTTCCTATTGAATTAAAACTACCAACAAATATAACTTTACCACTGAGCTGAACTACAGCATCATATACAGCTGTTGGCCACGCATACCCAAAAAGGGCCCCCACACCAACATTATTAAATTCTGTGTCTAAGTTACCATTTGAGTGTACTCTAGTAACACATTGCTGTGCAGTATTATCCACTTGTGTAAAAGTACCACCTAGTATAAATCTATTATTTGGGTATGCTTCAATAGTATAAACATACCCATTAATCGATGTTACAGCAAAAGAATTATCTAACCCACCATTAGAAGTAAGTCTAGCTATGTAGTGCTTAGTAGTACCATTTACTGTGTTAAATTTTCCTCCGATTAGTAACTTCCCGTCCGACTGTATATACATAGCATGCACAGATCTATCTGCGTCCGCAGTGAAAGACGTGTCTAAACTACCTGTTGAGGTTAGTCTTGCTATATGATTTTTTACTACACCGTTAACTGTGGTAAATTCTCCGCCAATTAATATTTTATTGTCTGGTTGAACTATTATTGAGTGCACATACCCATTAGTATAACCAGTAAATGTATTATCCGTTGCACCTGTAGAGGTAAGCCTGGCAAGATAATACCTAGTTACTCCATTAACGGTCGTGAACCTCCCCCCTACCAGAATTCTACCATCTGACTGTATCACTATAGAATTAACTCCGTAAGAAAGCAACGCAGAAAAAGAAGTATCTAATGACCCATCTGAATTTAACCTTGCTATACACACTTTAGAAACAGAATTTACAACAGTAAACTCACCGGCTATTAATATTTTACCATCTGTTTGTACTGCTATTGCCTGAGTGTAACTGTTTACATCTGGTATAAAGGTTGCATCTAAACTCATTTATTCCCCTATTTTAAACAGCGTAAATCCCGCATTGTGCGACTAAATTAGTTGGCGCAATTAGGTTAATTGTCTCTGTCCATCTTGCTATATAATTACGTAATACACTGTTAATTACAGTAAAATTTCCACCTATAAGGATATCATTATTTGATTGAACACCTATAGAGTATACTTGATTATTAGCGTTTGGATTGAAAGATGTATCTAATGTACCATTTGAATGTATCCTAGCAATATAGTTACGTGGTACAGTATTAACTGACTGTATTAACCCACCCATTAAAATTTTTTCATCCACTTGCTTAGTTATAACTAATATATCACCTGAAACATTTGGGTTAAATGACATGTCTAATGTCCCCATAGAAGTAAGTTTAGCCATATTATTTCTGCTCTCATTACCCACAGAAGCAAAATTACCCCCTACTATCATATCACCGTTTGGTTCTACGATTATTGAATAAACTGTGCCTAATATGTTAGGATCAAATGTCATATCCAAACTTCCGTCTGGATATACCCTGGCCATGCCATTTCTTGTTATTCCATTTACGGTACTGAATGAACCCCCTATTAGTATATTTCCATCCGATTGTGTAATAGTATTTCTTACCCAAGAATTTATAGAAACATTGAAGGACGTGTCTACTGTGCCATCTATATTTAACTTAACTACTCTACTTTGCGGATTACCATTAACAGTGGTGAAAGCCCCACCAACAAATAATGCCCCATCACTTTGTAGGTTTAAGGATAATATATAATCATTCATGGTAGGAATAGAAAAAGTACTATCAGAAGTGCCATTGTAATTTAATTTTTGTATGCTAGCATTAGCAATACGTACAATAATTTTGTTGTCTGGCTGGATGACTATTCCCGAAGTAAAATCCGGCAATGTAGCCGTGAATCCAGTATCAACTGTACCATCTAAATTTAAACGAGCTAGGCCATTCTTAGTGTGCCCACCTATGGTAGAAAAACCTCCACAAACTAAAATCTTCCCATCACTTTGTGTTGCTATTCCTAGTATGGCTGCACTGGCACTGGGGTCGAATGTTAGATCTAAGGGCATTATTTATCCTATTTTTAATAAAGTGGAAAATACTTAATACTAATTCATCTCAGACTTAGTCTTCTTCTTAAGTTTTGCCCCATCCCATTTGTAAGCAATCTTCTTAATCTGTTTTCCATCTGGCAGAGTTACGTCTACTATAAAGTCTGCGGGGATATCGGAGGCCCGAACCTCCACAGACATGCTCTCCATCCCGTCTGGTCCTTTAGCCTTGATTGACTGAATCCCCTCAAGTTCTACGGCCTCAACAAAACCTTGATTAAGTCCCATCACTTCCCCCGTTATGGGATGAACCATAAGGATATTCCGAGGGACAAAAAACTCTGCATCTCCTTCTGTCCCGTCAGGGTTTAATGTAACCTTGATAGTCTTGTTTGCCACGCTATAATATTTGTAAGGATGTTTATCTATGATGCTTCCTGCTTCGTCAATCTTTAACTTTCCTGCTTGTGAATCAATCCATTTATGTGCCATTGAGCTCTCCTTTAAGATTCTGTGAGTTTGTAGACTTTATATTCTATAGTTTTACTCGCCCCATAGCCGTTGATAATGTCAATTATCGTTCCTACATCTGCCCGCCTTGTTAGAGTAAAATGCACAGAAGCATTAACAGTTTCTGTTTCTGTGACTCTAGCACCATACGTTATGATGTCAGACGTAGGGGAACTACTTAAATATGCAGAATAATGATAGAACTCATGCGCCGCCCCACTACTACCGCTAATAGTTATCCCATATGCTGTATCTGCATTAACTGTCTGGCTCCCACTCGCCACCGCAGTCCCCATCCTCGCCAGAGGCACGACTGTACTCCCTAACGTCCCTCCTGATATAGTTGACCCATTCTGGGTTCCTGTATGGTTGCCTCTTGCAAGTAAATCCGAGGCATGGTAACTGTCCACTGTATCGGCATTAGTTATAGATATAGAATGCCCGTGTAAGCTATCTGCAATGCTACCACTTCCGGCAGTTAATGTTGTAAGGTTAGCTTGTGTAACTGTCCCTGATATAGCTATCTTACTGCTTAATTGTCCTTGTATACCAGATGTAACCCCAGAAGAATAATTTATTTCTGCAGTGGTAGCTGTTACACCATCCAAAATGTTTAACTCTGCAGCTGTTGCAGTCACATCAGTAGCTCCGGCGGATACAGCGTGTGTATGTGTGGTACTCGCCTTACCACTTAATTGTCCTTGTATACCAGATGTAACCCCAGAAGAATAATTTATTTCTGCAGTGGTGGCTATTACACCATCCAAAATGTTTAATTCTGCGGCTGTTGCAGTCACATCAATAGCTCCAGCAGATACAGCATGTGTATGTGTAGTACTTGACTTACCACTTAGTTGTCCTTGTATACCAGATGTAACCCCAGATAGATAACTTAATTCGGCTGCTAAAACAGTCCCAACATTGGTGTTAGCTGGGAGGTTGGCTGCTGTAGCGCTATTTAGGTTAATAGTGCCTGTAAAAGATATTCCATTTAATGCAGATGTTTTAAGTTTACCGCCATTGGCACCGGCTGATTCGTGTGCAATAGACATAAAATCGTTAAGCTCTTGTCCCCATGTGTTATTACTTCCTCCTACTGCAGGTAAATCTGCCATGCCATCCCCCAAATTAATTAATAGTTAAAGTTTTTAAAATCGCATACTCTCTATTAGAGAGTGTTATTATGTCAACAGCAGAAAAATCATCTATAGTCTCATCCCAATGTTCAAAAAAAGTACTACTTGATAAAGTGTCTACGGACACGTAGTCTACTTCTGTTATAACATAATCAGTACCTATTCCAGTCTGTGCGGTAACAATAATATCTGATGTCTGTATATCATCTCCAAATTTTAAGTTATTTATGTACTGTGACACCGCCCCCTCTACTTTTGTTTTAGCAGCTACGAAATCATAGCCACTAAATACTTTAATAGATAGGGTTAGTGCCAACTTTCCACGTAGTCCATTTTTAACTAATGTATTAGCCCCTACAACATTATATTGTGATTGTTCTACAAAATCCTGTAATACTGCAATGTCTGGATTATAATTATAATTTATACTTACTGAATCTCCTATATTTGGTCTTGGGTCTAACGTAAATGGGTCTCCTGCATTAATTGCGTTAGTGAAGGGGGTAGTTGTAAAAGTCACAATATTAGATGTAGTATTATAGCTATAAGTTAAAACAGTCTGCGTCTCCCCCGGATTGTTGCTCCCAAGAGTCATAGTTACTCGTGTGTTTACATATGCATCAGCAGAAGTTACACTAATTTCCCCACCAGATACAGCATAGGTAAATGTGTCACCTCCTATAGAGCCTATTAAAGTTACCCCAGCCCATGAAGGAACCCAATCTATTCTAGCTACTGTGGAATCTGATATAGTCGAGTTTGCATAAGCCGATTGTGCTTGCTTATTAAATTGATAAGAAACATTTTCTAACATACTCCATGTACCATATGCTATTACACTATTAATATCTAGTACTGGCTGGTTGATTAACTCTGTAAAATTAGCCCCCCCATATGTATTGGTTTGCGTGTACGTTACAGGGGCTGAAACCGTGAGCGCATATATATCAACCCCGGACCTTACTGATTCCGTATCAAAAGGCCCAACAGCATATACGTCTTTAACTACTTCGTTATCTAGTATTAACTTTTTATAACCATCTTGTGTTCCTACAGAAGACACTACTAAGGATAGAGCACACCTTTGTTGCAAATCGACATCTGTCTCCTCATCAGTTCCACCACTTATAGCATCATTATTTGTAATACCTTCTATTTGTGGAATATTCGTCTGGAGAGTGGTAACAGTTCCCATATCTACGTTACCCACCTTACCCGGAATGGTACATGCTATGGGGATAGCTGTAGACTCATATCGTCCGGTAGTAGAATTAAAATATGCAGATTTATTGCTGAATAATAGAGAAATGTCTCCTATAGTTCTGAAAGTGACGTTCGGAAGTCCTACAGTATTCTTAGTGCTAAGTACAGTACCCTCTGGTATAATTATATCAGTTGTCCAAGTTGTGGTGTAAAATATAACATATCCTAAACTTACTGTGGCTGGTTTTCTTACTAGACTATAGTTCCTAGATACTGTATCCAAACTGCTGCCAAATGTAGTAAAAACACTTTGTAGATTTTCCACCTCTTGTATAGATTCAAAGATTCTAGCAGAGGTCTGTGCATTACCTCCAAAAATCAGATCATAAATGTCAGTCCCAGTTTGCACATCTATCTGAGGATTTTTAGCTTTAATGAAAGATTTTATGTAGTTAAGTATATCACTAGTAGTTAGTATGTTAGTTGCCATGGATACCTCAGTATTATCTTGTTTTCAATAAGTTAATTTGTGATTGTGTCATACTTTTATTTGTGACTTTTATTTTTATGTTTAATCCCCTAGGATCCCCAAATTGTGTAAGTATAATGTCTATAATACTCCTTAATTGCTCTTCCTCATTTAACTTCACTGGGATGCTCCAATACAAAATAGCTGACTTATTTCCACTAACTAGTACAAAAGTATCATTAACTTTAGCCTGAAGAGAGTTGACGGTGCTAGCAATAATGTTCTCGTACTTATCTATATTAGTTTCTGATGTGTTCCCAAGAGTATCCCTGTACACAGTAGTTACTGCATAATAATAAAATATGCTAGGTATTAGATTACTATCTGTATAAGTATTAGAAGAGATAATATGAGAATTTATTTTTCTCCAAGAAGAGGCGTCTGTTATATCCATTGTCCTGTATATATTTTTACCTAGTACTTTTAAAAAAGAAGTGCTAGTTTGTTGTTGTAGTTTAGCGTAGGTAGCTAGTGTCTCCCTAATCTCAGCATTCAGAAAAATTTTATCCTTAATAGTAGCATTAATAATATTAGATCCCAAAGATTTGGCGGTCGGATAACTGCCTTTTTTTACTATAACAGCTTTTTGAACTTGTTGCTCAAGTTTATCTAGCCCGATAAGTCGGCTTATCGCGCCCGATGAGTTAATATCTATATCATAGCCATACCCAGTCTTAATAGACTTAGAATCAAATAGTTGTGTACCATCCGGAATTAATTTACTATTATTTGTATAATATATCGCCATTAAGTTTTTTGTACCTCAGTACCTTTAAATTGTTTTATGTCCCCGGTATCATCTAATTTCACAACAATATTAATCCCGACAATAACAGCACTTGGGTATTCTCCAACAGTAGGAATGTGTCCCGATAACGTTACAGGATATTTATTGCCTTTAGAATCTTCATTCTGTGTGTATACACGCACCACATCTCCGCGCTCTAAATTAAAGGTTGCTAAATTATCTAAATAGTTAAGCATGGCTGTGACCTGATCTAGCTGATTTTCTAACTTGCTACGGTAATCTCCAAAGTAAGTATTTGCAAACCCAAATTGTGTATACTTATACGTAAGAGACCTTAGTTCATTTTTTCTATCAAAATATATGTTCTGTATATCCAAGTCTAATTTAGAAACCGACTCACATGCTTTAAATTCTTTAAAGGGTATTTGATTAAGAGCCTCTTCCAAAGGTTTTAGTGTTTCTTCAAACCCACTGATAACTGTGGTAAACGTATTAGCTAACACATCCTGTTGTGCTAGCATAGCTTGAATTCTAGCCAATTCAATTTGAGTAAGTGTCTTTACTGTAGACAGCAGTACTCTTAATTGCTGCCGTGGTCTGGCTGTTAGTGCATTAATAAATCCTTTTGTACACTCCGCTAATGCTGACATTATGTCGCCTTTACATTCTGTGTTTTGTAGTCACCAATATTTATAGTTATGCTTCCGGGGTATACTGGTTCCACAGCAGGTATCGCTGTTATAGGTACGGGTGTGCCAGTCCCAACAGCAACTATAGGAACTGTAGTGAATCGCTTGTCAGTTGTGGCCTGGGTAACATCGACATACCCGTGCAGATGATTATTAAATTTAGTCTCTATCTCAGCCAAAACCTCTGCTTTAACTAAAGCTTTTAGGTTCGCTAATGTAGCATCGGTAAAATTACCTAAGTTTACTTCATTACTTACTATATTAGCTACTTCAAATTTTATAGTTATATTACTATTATCCCCGATTATCTCTAATCCACCAGTAAGTTTGCTAGTGGGATTTATGGGGTTAGTTGCAGTTGTTGGTAACTTTAGGTATGTATTACCTAGATTATCTACCAATTGCTCTACACCAATACTACCATTCACATAGTGAATAGTTTCGGATATAAGGGGGACAAGTGTGGAAGGGTGCACCTTAACTTCGTAGGTTTCTGCAGTGGTCTGTGTATCTGCTACTACATAGTTTCCAATTTTTTTTGTATATATAGTTTGCCCAGTCAAACCAACTTCAGTTATTTTAGTAGAATCTTCTACAATAGTTTTTAACCCCGTAGTAGTTGTAGCATCAGCTACACCACCTAAACCAGTAACAGTTGATATATTGGTATCTTTGTGTAGTAAAAAAGAATACCGTTTAGCATACCCAGTAGCCCTATCTATCCCTGCAGTATCTTGTTCAAGTGTGTTTGACCGTAACACAGCTAGGCCATCATTTTGAAAAATCTCAAGCCCTTGGGACAGCCAATTTGTTAGAAAAATTTCTCCACGTTTGTTGAAGAGTAATTTTTGTCCGTATCTCGACTGTGTGACAACCTCTCCCTCTTGTACATTATAAAATCTATTTTCATCTAGCTGATCCTTATAGTACGCTGGGTAAAAACCAATTACACACGGAGTACTTTTATTATCCCAAATAACAACACATATATCGCCAATCTTAGGTAAATTAAAATTTCCTGGATCGCGTATCAATAATACGTCATGATACTGTTCTGTACCTCGTAAGAGTTGCACACTACAAGTATGATTATTTGTATTAACTGCCTTTATCTCAGCTAAATAATATGAGGGAATAAATCCCATCGAACTTCTACTACCGAACATAGTCGTTGCCTTTTCTGACATTAGAGTTTTGAGTTGCTGTTGTTGCTACCTCTTTTGTCTTATCCTCGCTGTTCCTGTTTGTAAGTTCCTTAACTCCAGTACTACGTAAATCCTCTAAATCTAATGATATAATACTCTTGGTTCTTAAATCAGCAAGCATTTCTTTTACGTTTTTATACTTATGCGCTATAGCAAATACATTACCACTGATGTCTTCCCCCTCACGTCTGCCAGCAAAGCAATCAATAGATGTCTGCCATTGCCCACCACTGTTGACAGACCCTGATATATACGTGTGCGTTACTTGCCTTATCTGGTAAAACTTACGCTTACCATAATCCCAAATAGGTCTATCTATTTGTAGTTCGGGGCGCAGAGGAATAGTAGCTGACATTTGAAATCTTTCTTGATTTCTCTTTAAAAGAAAAGCTGCCGTGTACACATCCAGGACAAAGTTATCGGTTGTAGATGCTGTGTCTATGGTGGCTTCTCTGTAGCCAAATCTACGTATTCCATCCGGCCACACTATTGTGGCTGTATAACTATTAGGCAATTTTTCTCCGGTTTTTTCAATTATTCCAAAATGACCTTGTGCGTTGCCTATGGCTACTGTTACTATCTCCTGCTCATTCTGGCTGTAGGATTGCTGAGAAACTTCGTCTGGGGCTAAAAAATGCGTATACGGATGCTCCAGGTTTTTACTAGTTAAATCAGTTCCATTTTTAACTTGTAGGTATACTTTCTCATTATACTTAGCAGGGTGATAATGTATATTTCCCGCCCCGTCTATATAGGATAGGTAGTGTGTTAAATTGGCAGTATCAGTTATTATATCTTTTCTTGTCTTCCATTCGCTATTATATAAATTAGAAAACTTGAATAACTGTTGATACACTACTCCAGTATTTCCCCAAATCAATCTTTTGGGATAAATGTTAGCTCTAAAACTGTAATCATTAGCTGACGCCACTGGAATTACAATATGATAGTTATAGTTGTAATCATCTTTAATATCCCCATTATTGTCGTCAACATCATCAGGCAACGCTTCTGTCCACTGAACGGTTAAATCCTCTAATTTTCTTAACTCTTTTTCTACTAAATTCTTTGGGTTTAAATCCGTCATTAGCCTTACTATTTCGTCTCCCGGTTTTCCAGCTAACACATTAGAATATGTTGTATAGCCTTTAGGTATACTAGCTAAATTAGCTTCAAAAACAGCAGGATGTACATTATACCTAGTGTAAGACAACCATCTACTAGCATCTGATGACGATATAGAGATATTTTTTTCAGTCGGATTATCAACTTCATTAGTACCTGTAATGTACCCTGTCCATATTCTGTATAAGTTATCAGTATCTATACGACCTCTAGCATCGATTGTAAAACGTAATCCCTCTTGGAAGATAGACTGCCCATAAAAGTAATTGTCTAGGTTAGTAACTATCCATTGATAATTAATATTTTCCACAGTAAACGTACAAGAGTTCCCACCCAGAGTAGTACGTAATGTTACAGTAAAATTTGTTATAGACTCATTTATCGCTTTATTTAGCAGCGCTCCATAACCACTACCACCCTGATAAGCCCCTGGATAAATCTTGTCTAGGGCCCCCCAAACAGCCTTCTTAAATTGCTCCTCTAAGTTTTTATTATTACTCAATATTAGTGTGTGGAACTGCTCCCAATCAAATAATATCAAAAAAGAGTTACCACGTAACCCATGATCGACATCATCATTAACAATAATATAGTTAGATGGGGCATAATGTAATTCGTCTGCTCCCGGCTGATCAATCTTGCTCATTATTCTTAGATAAGCATCTGTTCCATCTGCGCAGTAGATGCCATCTCCTCCCATGATAGTATTGTAAAGTTTATACTATATTTCCAATTCCAGGGGTCCTTAGCAGAATCAGTAAATCCAAAAGATTCAAAATACCCATCAAATATATAATGACGGTATACTACTTGGATTAAGTTACTACTAGCACGAGAGTTTTCATAAAATTTTTGAAGTTTTTTAAATAACTGATATTTTGGTGATAGTTTTAAAACATCGGTGTGAGACGTATTTGCAAAAACTGATTGGCTTAAAAAATTTTCCCCCACAAATGGTAATGGTGTTCCCATATCTATAGCTCTTGAGTTTATAGTTGTTTGCGCAGTATTTAACTCAATCTTATATTCTTGTAATTGTCTATCTGCTTCGGCCACTTGAAAACTTGTTTTGCCATATCTTTCAGCTAGTACAGTTATATTGTCTTCTAATTCAGATATTAGGCTAATTAATTCATCTTGTCTTTTTGAAAAAAAATCAATATCAGCAGTAGCTTCATTATTTTTTGTGGCTACATGCGCGGATCTAAGTTCTTCACTTGGGTAGAGATTGCCTGTCTGTCCTTGATATGTAAAATTTATAGGTTGCTGCCCCCAATAGAATGTAACAATCCGTGTTTTAGTTCTTACTGGAGTAACTATTTTTTTGAAATTTAAAGTAAGTGCCTCTGGGTTGATGCTTAGCGTAATGGCTGTAGAGTCATCTGTTGGTGGTTTGTATCTAAATCTTAAAGGCTCTTGTACATATCCCATTAAAAAATTCCTTGACAGTACTATATTTACTATGGTACTCTATAACAGAAGTATAGCATATATAAATTTTAAAAATTTTTAAAAAAGTAAAAAAAGGAGAGTGTATGCCCACCAATAAAAAAACTATAAACGTTAATAATCCAACCCAGATAAACATAGAGCACACAGAAAATGGGTATCAATCTTTAAAAAATGATGTACGAAATTTTGATACAACGTCTTTCCTGAGCGGTGCTTTTGACAGTATTCTTTCTGGATTGTTACTTTTTATTCGGTCTTCTGTTGTTCCAGCTATCGTAGCTATACTAGCATTTGTTGGCACCATGGCGTGGTGGCATAATCAAAAACTAACCATGGCATACAGGGAAATGTTCAAAATATTCATATTTATTGTAATGAAAGTTATTCCATTTCTATTTGTTAAAGGGTTTCCATTTATAATTATATTGGGATGCTGTTTCCTATATGCTTATCTGGGTATAAATAAAATGGCAAAGATTCTATACAAAAATGATGTTAAAAAACAAAAAGACTATATTAAAGCGTCATCTATAATAGGAAGTTTGCTGTTATTTTTAAATAGAAGATAGTTACTGTCCTGGAGTTACTTTATCCATTAATTGCTTAGTATTTGTAGCCCAGGAAACTATTACATTAGTAATACCATTCAATGCATCTCTTGCGCCGGCTTCATAGGCATCAGGTATTTCACGCATAACATAATTAGGCACTCCCCCCGCAGCTACTTCAGCATTTATTTGCGTTGCTTTTTCTTTCCATTCTTTTTGTTGTTGTATTTCTGACTTTATACGTTCTTCTCGCTCCTTCTTTACATCTCTAGTTGGATCGAATTCCCCCACATCTCCCCAGCCTGCCATGGACGCCTTCTCTATCCCATAACTCCCCAACGCTGCCATAGTAGCAGCTTGTTGTCTAGTTAACCCATATTGTTTCATTAACTCTTCTGTGGACAATGGCTTACCTTGACTTACGCTTTCTGCGTAGGCTTCCCCAGCTATAGACAAAGTTTGTGTAACGCCCATAGCATGCGCAGACCACCTACCAAGTATAGATTCGATATTACCTACTGAAGTGGCCATAGTCTGCGTTGCTACAGCTACGGTGGCTGCTTGTTGTTCCCTAGCCTTGAGCATGTCTTCTGTGCTTTTTGCACTATCTCTAGCTTCTTTAAATCTGGCTACGAGTTCTTTATTAAACTCTTTTGGTGCCACTTTGTCCATAACATCAGCAAACTGACCCATTGCTGCTTTAGAAAATTCCATACCTAATGTCGGGCCAGCCAATTCAAGAAAAGACATAATCCCAGCACGCCCACCGCCCTCTACTGTTGTCCCCATCTGTTCTTTATATCTTTTCTGCAGCCATTCCACCTGGGATTCAATTAATGTCTCTGGGGCGTACTTCTCAGCCACACCATAAGCACCGACCTCTCTCATACCAGCAGGTAGTTTTTGCATTTTTTGATACTCTATTACTAATCCAGCCTCTCGTTCTGAGAGAGCCTCTCCCTCAGCGGCTTTAGCTTGAATCCTTCTATACTCAGCTCCCATCTTTGGGAGCAAAAGTTCTTGCGTCATAGCCGCTCTAACTGCAGTTTGTTCCAATGCTATAGTACCGATACTCTTGGCCAATTCAGGAATTCTAGCCTGTTCTACTCCCAATCTTGTTAGTGTGGACGTAAGTGCTACAGCTTCTGCTGCCTCCAATCCATATTTTCGCATGTGTAAAGCTACTTCTGCTGTCTGCTCAGTAAATTTACCAGCATCCATGACTAAACTTGGGTACTCACTCTTTAAATGCTGAGCTGTCTCGAAAATCCCAATCATAGTAGCCCCAGCCTCTTTGCCAGTCATATTAAATTCTTTCATAAAAGTACTCATCAAAGCTACTTGTTTTTCTGGGGTTAGCTCTGACCATAATTTAGAATAGGTGTATACGCCCCTAACAGCATCATCCATATCTTTCTGATGAACCCCGGCTTTAGCTAATAGATTGACAGTATTTGCTACATTGTCTGTATTCTCTTTAAATTTCCATGCTGTGCTAGTAATTGTATCCTCAAACTTACTTCCAGCAATACCTAAGTCTCCCATGGCGGCATTAGTATCATAAATATTTCTATTAATAGCTGCAGTGTGCTCGTACCAATCAAATAATGTTTTTGCTGCGAGCATAGCTATTTGATAGAAAGAACCTATTCCAGTAACCCATTTAGCTATGTCTAAACTACCTTGCCCCAATGTATTTCCTAGTTTACCAATAGTGTTATCTAATATACCAAATACATTTTTTAGATTATTAGAAGTTTTCTCCCACCCAAGCAAAGCCTCATTAACAGTTTTAGCTTCTTCAGATATTTCCTCCATTTTAGCTTGTATCTCAGCATAAGCTTCCTTACCAGCTTTTGTGTGTTTATTTAATGTTTCTGCTTGTACATTTTCTCAAGAAGCTTCAATCTATCAATAAGTTCACGAGCCGCTGATGCGCCCTCTTTTTCTAATGCGCTAATTCCCATTTGCGCGGAAAAATCTGCTTTAGCTGTTGTAGAAGCTGATTTTATTCTGTCGTCTAAGTCAGACATAAGTTACTATTCCTCAATTATTATATTATCTCCAGTAGGATCTTCAATAACATTTTGTACTGGGAGTCGTTTTTTGCCCCAATTAGAATTGATATGCGTATTTTCTTCCTTTTCTTTAATATCAAAATACATATCTTTGTCTAACCAAGGTTTTAAAGCATTGAAGCATGACGTGATTAACTTCATTAACTTATCATCTTCTTTATTTATTTTATCATATAATAATAATTTTTGATATATACTGAGAGAGGTAAATCTTTGTTCGGTGGGTAAAACTTTGAAGTGTTCACATATGGCTAAATCTATCTGTAAAAGAGAATTATCTTCTATTTTTTTTTTAGATTATCGAACTTAGTTTCTTGTTCTTTTAAAAGTTCCATATATTTTTCATAAATAATATGAAGTAATTCTGGGGAAAATTTATGTCTAAGATAATATCTTTGTTGTTCTATTTCAGAAGGATTTTCTTTTGTATTTCTAAAATCTTTCCATGGTTCTATCTCAGAATCAGGGAACCGTAAAAGTTGCCCATTAATCCTAACAATAGCTCTAACTAATACTTCTACTCTAAGAAGTATTTCTTTAGTATGTACACTGGCCTCGTTGTCCAGTGCCCTAGATACTTCTATGTTCTCCGCTACAGTAAGAACCCTAAGTGTAACTTTAAACCCATCAAATATTTCAAATGTCTTATTTTCTATATTACCAAAAGTAAAAAGATGATTTAAGAAATTATCATAGAAAGCAGAATTAAAATCATCCTCGTGTGGAACCCCTAAAAAATTTTGCTCTTTTGAGCGCCCCATATTGTTCTACACCCCTTAGCTTACTTTTCTGACCCTAGTTACCCAAAAAGCTGCTGTAGCCGTTATTACATTACCACCAACAGTGATTCCGGCCCTTGAGTACGTATTAATCTTACATCCCTGCCAGTCAAGCACAGAATCTACACCATTAGGATCAGTCCTAACTTCTCTTATATCTATGGGGTCTTTAAGATCTTCAATGGAAGCAAAATTACTATACCCCATAAATTCTAAAACCTCTTTTCTATACAATTCTAAAGCAGTAACTGATATAGTGTGGTCTGTTACCCCCTCTACTATCTCAAGGCACTCCCCTGCTATAGAACCTTGGGCCAGCGCCCTTACTCTTGTCAAGGCCCTTGATGAGCTCGGGGTAAAACTTTGAAAGTTACCTACTTCATTACCATTAAAAAGTACACTATAGCTAAATGCACTCACAGTCTGCGTACGGGGTATTAATAACGCCATTTTTACTCTCCTTTATAAAAGGTTAATTATACATAGAATGAAAAATCAAGTGAAACCCACCACAAAGAATACTGTGGGGAAACTTGTGCACTAACTTCTATAAGCCTAGGCTCAGCTAAACTCTGTCTCACCTTAATATCCTTATACGCTGTAATTACTTGGGAATTTATCATACCTTCAAATAATGAAGATAATTTAGCTCCCATAGCACCCACAAGTCTACTAGTTATAGCCTGTCCTATAAATGTTCTACCTAAATCCTCTCTTGTTACTTTCTTTATATGATCGGCTATACTCACTACAGCAACATCTTCTGTGTCTGCAGTAGAGGTGTCTGTAGTCTTACTTGCTATTATTCTAACCACTCCAGCATCAGCCACTAAGAAAGAAATACCTTTCCCAGTTAAACTTCTCTGTTGAATTGGATTATAAAATGTTGACGCCACAGAAACCCCAGTTAAAGACTCATTCAGCATCGACCTAAAATCACTTCTACTGCAGTATTTACCAGCCCAAGCCGCCGCTCCTATAGAACCATTTAGTGTCTTACTAGAAACCTCATTGAAACGAAGGTCCCCTGGTGCGATAACTACCATTCTCTGGGAAAAATAAGCTGGACCAAACCCTTTAAAATCTGCTTCTGTAGTAGTAGATAAGAAACCAGCGATACAGGTCCTCTCACCTTTATTTTCTGGAGTGGACATTAATTTGCAATGATTCCAAACAAGATTAATAGCATTTGTCTGTGCGCTGGAATTTAGCGTAAATGTAGTGGTATTATCTGGTAACATTGGGACTATGAAATACGGCTGCTCCGCTATACTCTTTAGAGATTCTAGATGTGTGGCTAATGCAGTACCATACTCGCTAGCCGATGGTGCCAATTTATCAGAAAAACTAGCATTGCTCAACTGACCTACTATAGCACTCTGCGCCCCGTTTCTTAGAGCTAGTAGTGTTCCTGTTGTAAGCATGTTAACCATTGGACTGCTATTTTGTATTAAAAATATATCACCGACAGAAATAGCACTAGGGAAAGCCGTGGAAAATGTAAAGGTGCCGGTACTATAATTAGATACAGTTCTACTAATACCGGCGTTACTCCCAGAAACAAATTGTATACTCCAGTTAGTGTATGGAGTATTAATAGTCTCTTGGTTATTCCAGGCTAAAGTATTACCACCAGTAGACCCTACCGTGGCTGTAGCAAACTGCTTCGTCGCTGAAAAGACTATATCGCCGTGGGCAGACTTAACATCAGATTCAGCTGAATACTCGGTGAGAATAAAATTAGAGATACTCTTATAATATGTTATATAGTACTCTGCCCCTGTCGATGGTGCGCCACTTACCCAGGTGATCTGATTTCCAGAAGCAGTAAAAGTTGTAGTTTTTGCATAATCAGAACTATTTGGTGTGTCACCTATTCTTACTACATTGGCTAGGTACTCATTAGCAGTAAGAGTACCTGCGTAGATAGTTTGTGATAAGGTATCACTCCCGCTAGATCCTTTAAGTACTTTCTCATTTTCTACTAAAACTTTAACATCTCCAGCACCCAAAATTATGGGAGTCCGTATGCTAGCGATTCCCGAAACCAGGGCTTGGTTGGTTGTTACAGACGCAATAACTCCCGGAAGTCTATCAGACATTTATTCCTCCTATTATCCTATAAGCATAATTTATTAACTTCCGCCACGAAGTTCAAATGTAGCATTATTTGGTATCACAATACCTACATTATCTACTACAAATGTTCCCGTAGCAGCCGTATATCCTAGTACATTAACTACTATACTATTAACCGTATCAGATGTAAATCTTAATGTAAAATCGGTGTAATACCCATCTGCATTTGTAAATATATCCGGGGCTACAGCCACAGCAGTAAAAGTATTATACGCCGGGGAATTGTCTCCAACTACTACTTTTCCATGTACTACTGGGGTGTATGCTATTACATCTTCTAATGTAATACCAATGTTACCTAATGTATCTACTATATCCTGACCTTCTTCATAATCACTTTCAAACGTCAGAGACAAATTAATAACAAATTGTTTTACATTTGTCTGTGGATCATCCTCAGATGATTCTCCTGTATAGGACGGGGCCCCTAAAATCCGCATACCATATGTCTTAAGCAAAAAACGTTTTGTTTCTACACTAGTTAGATAAGAGCACACTATGTCCGCTAGATTATTCCTCTCATCCTCACTTTGTGCACGAATTTGAAAATTTAATGTGACAGTCGCAAACCCTCCATATATAGCCGATACAATACCTAATTCATCTGTGTAGTAGTCTTTAAACTTATTTAAAGAACAATCTTTAGTAGCAACATTACTAACTCCTATTAAAAGAACAGGGAAGTATTTAAAATCATATGTATCTACTACTTGGCATTTAGGTGATTTACTAAATACTATTTTATTATAACCATCATTTAACTGAACTTTATTTTCACTATATAAAACAAAGATCTTCTGAAAAAAATCTACAAGGTGTCTTTTCTGCCGCTCTGCTATACGAAAATTAAATGCCATAATCTATTTCTATTCTACCATTCCTTACTATATGTTTTGGTTTGATAGCCTGTTCCAGCATAATAATTTTGTACTGTAGTTGTGCAACTTCCTGCTCTAAAGTAAAACACCTATCACAAATAGAGTATTTTTTTATCCATGCTATAACTTTATACATATAAAATTTTATATACATAAATAAAACCATAATTTTTAGACCCTATAGTAACTGAAATTGTCTTATACTATCTGTTGGGCTAACTAGTGCCGTGGTAAAACTTTGTGTTGCCAAAATACTTTGGTGATTAAAATATAAATAGTTAGGATTATATGTTTTTATTTCATACCATTCTTGTGTGTCAGTTCTGTAAATAATATCAAATTCACTTAACTTTGGGTATCCTATTCTATCCCCCATAGTCCAACAGGTTGCTTCTTGTTGTTGATATTTACCACCACCGATATAAACAGTCTCAAACGGATTAACTGGAAATGTTATTAATATAGTATTAGGATAACTTCTTCCTCTAAACTTGCTACTAGCATTTATATACTGCGTGAATCCATCTACAAATTCTGTTCTAAATGTATTTGGATAGTCACCGGGGTGTAAATTTTCCACTACATTTATATTCTTTGCTATAGTAGTGTAGAGGAAAGTTACTATTTTTCCAGCTAAATCAAACCCATCCTTAAGATATATTGCGACATTATCTACTATGTCTACTATATTAACTTGGGCTACTACATAAAATTCATTGTTAGTCTGTATAGTGGTGGAGTCATATGTTTTAGTTAACTCTATCCCATCCACCCATACTCTTAGTGATCTCACATCAGGGAAGATATCCTCATCATTCCCTGTCTGCCATATTATCTTTTTAGGAGCGGGGGAAGAAGCATCCCATGTAGATATAGTAATAGGCTCCACTTCATTACCTACTTCCTCCCCTCTTGTTTTCTTAAATAGAACTTTACAAGGGAATCCACTTACTTCTAAGAGCTGCTTATGCTGGCTAAGGGCATGTGACCAGTTTGTCCAGCTATCAATACTTTTGTAAGGTGCGACCCAGAAGCTCACATTATACGTCCTTTATATTACTTAAGTCCTTCTTCGAGTATCTCTTCTGCTTCCTCTTCTATCTCTTCTTCAAGAGAATCCTCTTCTCCTTGGGAAATAGATATCTCAATAGCATTACCAGCTTCAGGACCTTCTGGACCGTGCAAGCAGATTGTAAATCCACCCTTTTCTTCTTTTACGCTATATCCAGTGACAGCCTTAAGAAATTCCTGCTCTTCTGGAGTGAACTCCTTAGATACTTCTGTATCCTTGGCAAACTTATAATTATTGGCCTCCATCCACATAAGAAATCCATCAATAGGATCTGTAGGTAGCGCAGCAACTTCTTCCGCAGAAGCTGTTTTCATTACTTCATCTGTATCCTTTAGGAATGCTTCTTTGAATGCAGCAAGTGGACCTTTCTTCTTGGGGCCGTGCTCCTTAGTAGGCTTCTCTAAAAACTTAGCAGGAACCTTATCCCAGGCAGTCTTTGCGGCTGCGGCTTTAGCCTCTTTATCAGATCTACCATCCTTGATATAACCATTATATGTACCAACATAAGTCTTGAGCCACTTCTCCTGCTCAGGCTTAGGAAGTTGGTCTATCTTCTTCATTACTGCCTTATCCTTTTTTACATCACTGATACTTAATTTTGCATCGGCCATTTTATACTCCTATAAATTTATTTGTTAATCATATTTAAGACCAGGACAATCATTTACACAAATTTTTAAAAATGCTCCCATGAGCTCATTATCGTATTCATAATTATCTAATCTATTTTTACATTTTTCCTTCAGAGCTTTACAACTCTCCTCTGATATTTTGGCTCTAAAAGTGGGACATTTACCTAAACAATTAGTTTTAAGCCATTTGTCTATAAGATTTTTTTCTGTAAAATTATCCATTATATTTTTAGACTCTTATATTATAACACATTATTTTTTAAAAAATTTTCAAAAAATGAAAAAAATTTATAATTTATTTTTTATATTTGTTCCTTAATCCGCCAATAAGTTTTAGTAATACCCATGCCCCCCATATATGTGCCAACAATACTAACCCCAATAAAACCAGATCTGCCTGTAACTAATACTTTGGTCAGTACAACATTCCTTTAAAATCAATTAAAAATTTATTATAATATTTTGTTATTTTTTCTCTAGTTAAAGAGGATGTAGATACTTTGGATAGTATTTCATTTCTTTTTCCGCCATAATAACATTTATCAAAACTTTCTTTTTCAAATTGTATGTCGTATCTTTGTGGGTTATCATAAATATCACATCCTGGCAGCGGATAGAACACGTATAAACCTAACTTGTCGGGTCTATTTTGTCTTATCCAGTCATATGTTTCCTGCACACTTTCTTCACCTTCTCCAGGATTCCCAAGCATCATAAACGCTTTAAACTTTAAGCCCTGCTCATGACAAATTTTAATAGCTTCGCTATTGTCAATAACTTTAGTTTTCTTCTGAAGATTATCTAATATTCTTTGACTCCCACTCTCCACACCTACACAGACTTCAACAAATCCTGCTGATTTCAATAATTGAACTACTTCAGGAGTCAATCTGTCTGCTCTTGTAGAGCATCTAAAGGATTTTTTAATACCAGCGTCAATAATTCCATTACATAATTCTTCTAACCATGATTTCTTTAATGTAAATGTATCGTCATAAAAAATTATATTATCATTTGGTATTGTTAATAATTCTTCAATAACTGATTTAGGATTTCTAAATCGTGTTTTGGCCTCACCGTCTATCTTTGCACAAAAAGTAC